AGATACAGGTAATGTGATAAATAAAAGGTTTACTGTGTATCCATCAGAAAAGGAACTTCATTTGATGTATGCGGAGTCTCTTAATGAGTTTTACAGAGTTTTAAAGCCGGGTGGAATACTTATATTCAAATGTCAAGACAAGGTAAGCAGCGGAAAACAGTACATGAGCCATTGCTTCATAATGAATGAAGCTGTAAAAATAGGATTCTATCCAAAGGACTTATTTATCTTACTTTCCAAAAACAGAATTGTTGCCGACTGGCAAATTAAAAACCAAAAGCATGCAAGGAAGTACCACTGCTACTTTTGGGTGTTTGAGAAAAGCATCAAATCACTACCTACAATATACGTCAACCATTGAAATTTCAATAAAAAATAAGTGTATTTTTAAAAATATAACTTGCTATTTATACCTTTTAGAGTGATATATGTACATAACAAAAGAAACACACTAAAAGGAAAGGGGAAAAGAAAATGGCAAGCACAGATTTTTTAAAAGGCAGATTTGGAATCGAAATAGAAATGACAGGCATTACAAGAACAAAGGCAGCAAGAACAGTTGCAGACCACTTGAGAGGAACAGTTGAAAGATGCTACGGAAGCTACGATACACATAAGGTTACAGCAACAGACGGCAGGGTTTGGAAAATAGTTTCAGATTCAAGCATATTTACACAGAAAAAGGTAAATGGCGAGAAGATTCCTGCAGACAAAACTTACAGCGTAGAACTGGTAAGCCCAATACTCACCTACGAAGAAGATATTAAAACACTGCAAGAGATAGTTAGAAAACTAAGAAAAGCAGGAGCTTTTTCGGAAAGCCAAAACAGAACCGGCATACATATACACCTTGACGGAGCAGACCACACACCAAGGTCATTAAGAAACTTTGTAAACATAGTCTACTCAAGAAACGACCTGCTTTACGATAGCCTTCAGGTGGAAGAAACAAGAAAGAGCTACTGCAAGAAGATGGATGAGGATTTAGTAGATAGGATGAACAGGAAAAAACCTAAAACATTCAACCAGATAGAAAACATTTGGTACGAAGGATACGGTCCTGTTAGAAGGCAGCATTACCACCAAAGCAGATACCATTTTCTAAACCTTCACAGTTTCTTCAGCGGAGTTGGAACAGTTGAACTCAGGGGTTTCAACGGAACACTTCACGCAGGCGAAATTAGAGCATACATAGTTCTTGCCTTGGCGATGAACCATCAGGCACTAACCCAAAAGTGTGCAAGCTCAAAGAAGCCACAGACAGACAATCCAAAATTTGCAATGAGGACATGGCTTAACAGAATAGGACTTATAGGTGATGACTACAAGAACTGCAGAGAGCACCTTTGCAAACACCTTGAAGGTTCAGCGGCATGGAGATTTCCAAGAGCCGCATAGGTAAACCAAGTCGGCACCACCATCCACCGAGCGGGCAACCGCTCTTTAGGTGGTAGGAGGGCAAATAAAACTTGACTTATTGAGGATTTAGAGTGATGTATGTACGTAACAAAACCACAGGAGGTGAGAAAATGCAAATTAACTACAATATTACAGGAAAAGAAAGAAAATCATTAGTAAATGCAATCAGCGAAGAACTCAATGCTTCTTCAAAATATTTAGGTGCACCTACTTTTGCTTACGAGGTGGCTGGCTACAACATCGACAAGAACGGAGTACTTATGGGAAACGACAACTACGAGCTGGTTGAGGACTTACAGGGACTATACGATTTTAAGGCTGTTACAGAAGTATATGACAGTCCGATACCAGAATCAGAACCTGTTCCTGAGGGGCTTATAATTCCATATGAAGCCGCTCTTGGCGGCAGAGTGAGCCCTTACCGAGATTTTGAGGAGCCACCAGCTTATAATGCACAAGAAGAAGTTGATGAAGCATCAGGTATTGACAACTTGGAACTTAGCATTCCTATGGATGGACATTCAGGAATAACACTAAAGAATATTGTGAATATGATTTCAAGCAAGCAGCATTTAATCAAGAAATCTTTAGGTGTTGAAGAGAATCTAATGGATGAAACATTTGCTGAAGATTTGAGCACAAAAACTACAGTTACTTTGGATGACTTCAAAACAGCTATTGAAGAACTTGGGACAGAAAAATGTAATGGCATAACTTTTGATTTTGAGAAAAACATCTACACCTACAACATCCCATTAAACAAGTTGGATTACGTGAAAATATCAGCCTTTGCAGTACTTGCGACCCGCATCAATGAAAATGCCAAGGAACAAAAACGTACTTCTTACAAAGTGGCACAAGACGATAATCCAAAGTTTGCACTCAGGACCTGGCTTATAAGGCTCGGGATGAAAGGTAACGGCTACAAAGACGTCAGAAGGGTTCTTTTAGAGAACCTTGAAGGAAATGGTGCCTTCAGAAAACCGCCAATTGAAAGAAGGATGTGATACCAATGAAAATTTACGCAGCATATGGCAGCAACTTGAATCTTGACCAGATGTTTAAGAGGTGCCCAAAGGCAACACCAATTGATGTCGGAGTATTGAAAAACTACAGACTGACTTTCAGAGGTAGCGGCAGAGGTGTTGCAAACATAGAGAAACATAAAGGTGGAAGGGTTCCGGTTCTTTTATGGAATATAACTGAAGATTGTGAAATCGCACTGGACATATATGAAGGTTATCCAAGGCTTTATGATAAATGTGAAGTAGAAGTTAGTAAAATTAATGGAGAAACAGTGAAGGCTTTTGTATATGTCATGGATGAAAAGTATGCAGATATGCCTGCACAGCCTACCAAATATTATCAAGATATCATATGGCAGGGCTACATAGACAACAACTTTCCAATTGAAACTTTAAGGACGGCATTGTCGGAAAACCTGCTGGAGATTGAAAAGAAAATGCATGAAAGGTATAGGTAGTACTATGGATAAGTTTTTTATTAAGGAAAACTGCGACAGGTGTGGCAAGAGTTTAAATAACGGAAGAATAATGTCAATGTACAACACTCAGTGTATTTGCCTTGAATGTAAAAAGAAAGAAATGTATAGAGCAGATTACAAGGAAGCAGCAGACGCAGAACTTGAAGAAGTAAAGAAAGGCAATTACAACTATAAGGGTATCGAAGAAGAAAAATAAAACTGAAAATAATCATGAGAGAAGCTTTCAAATGAAGGCTTCTTTTCATGTTCAAATATATTAAGGAGGTGACGGACATTCGAAAACTTAAAAAATATGTACCGACAAAATTTAAAGCAGCAGATTCAGTCTACGATAAATCCGCTGCTGATTTTGCGGTAGCGTTTATACAGTCACTTTCCCACACTAAAGGTACATGGGCGGGTAAGCCTTTTGATCTTATTGATTGGCAGGAACAAATTGTTAGGGATATATTTGGTATACTGAAGCCGAATGGCTATCGTCAGTTTAATACTGCTTATGTAGAAATACCAAAGAAAATGGGAAAAAGTGAGCTTGCGGCAGCTATTGCACTCCTCTTAACTTGCGGTGATAATGAGGAACGCGCTGAGGTTTATGGCTGTGCGGCAGATCGTAACCAGGCATCAATTGTTTTTAATGTTGCAGCAGATATGGTTAGAATGTGTCCAGCTTTAGCAAAACGTGTTAAAATACTGGACTCTACTAAAAGGCTTATCTATCAACCAACAGGAAGTATTTATCAAGTGCTGTCAGCTGATGTAAGCAACAAGCATGGTTTCAATACCCATGGGGTAGTTTTTGATGAGCTTCATACACAACCAAACAGAAAACTTTATGATGTTATGACCAAAGGAAGTGGTGATGCAAGGATGCAGCCACTGTATTTTCTTATTACCACCGCAGGAGATAATCAGAACAGCATCTGCTGGGAGGTACATCAGAAGGCACTTGATATTATAAATGGTAGAAAGCATGACACTACCTTCTACCCCGTTATTTATGGAGCTTCTTTAGAGGATGACTGGAGCGATCCAAAAGTATGGAAGAAAGCAAATCCGTCACTTGGAATCACAGTCACTGTGGATAAAGTTAAGGCGGCCTTTGAATCAGCACGGCAAAACCCCTCTGAAGAAAACAGCTTCAGGCAGTTAAGACTCAATCAATGGGTTAAGCAGGCTGTACGCTGGATGCCTATGGATAAATGGGATACTTGTGCATTTAGTGTTGACCCTGAAGAATTAAAAGGCAGAGTTTGTTATGGCGGACTTGACCTCTCCTCTTCTACTGATATTACAGCTTTCGTGCTGGTCTTTCCCCCATTGGATGAGGATGATAAATATAGTATTCTCCCTTACTTCTGGATACCAGAAGACAATATTGATTTAAGGGTAAGGCGTGACCATGTTAATTATGATTTATGGAAAAAACAAGGGTTTCTAAAAACTACAGATGGCAATGTGGTTCATTATGGTTTTATTGAAACCTTTATTGAAGAGCTTGGTATGAAATATAATATTCATGAGATTGCTTTTGACCGCTGGGGCGCTGTGCAAATGACTCAGAATCTTGAGGGATTAGGGTTTACTGTTGTTCCATTCGGTCAAGGGTTTAAGGATATGTCCCCACCTACAAAAGAACTGATGAAATTAACATTAGAACAGAAAATTGCTCATGGTGGTCATCCGGTACTAAGGTGGTGTATGGATAACATATTTGTTAGGACTGATCCTGCCGGAAATATAAAGCCTGATAAGGAAAAAAGCACTGAGAAGATAGATGGTGCAGTTGCATTGATCATGGCACTGGACAGAGCAATAAGAAATAAAGGAAATAGTGGAAGTGTTTATGATGAGAGAGGGATAATAGTATTGTAAATTATTGCTAAACATAATATAATTATATTTAAATAAATTCCAAAGGTAAAATGTAGGTGATATTATGTTTGCATATATTGTGTTTTTCATAATAATAGTACTATTTATTATAGC